CATTTCAATCAAGGTTACTAAAATTCTTGATTCGAGCATAAAAAAAGACTTGGCAGCACAAACTACCAAGCGACAATAGAAAAAAACAAAAACATTCTGCACGTAATCGTCCAAAAGTACATCTATAGTGTACCTCTATTTAGATTAAATGTCTAATGCCATGCACAAAATAAAAAACCCCGACTAAAAGTCGAGGACAGTTCGAGAAATTATCGAAATAACGCCAAGTATTCCTAAGGATAGGTTATCACTTATCGTAGAGAATGGCAAATATAAAAAAGAGCTATGAGATAACCTCGTAGCTCTTGCCTATGATGGATAGGCTTATTCATCAAAACCAAATATTATTATACCAAATAAAAAAAGCCCCAGCAAATGCCAGGGCTTCGACCACTACTGCCATGGTATCCCTACTGCAGCATGAGGGGAGGTGATATACTCCTTTTCGTTTTTTTAGTTTGCGTGGTCTGGTTTAATTATTCGTAGTAGTTAACGAGATCATCTTTATCCCAACATGAGAGCCAAACCGTACCAAATTGGCCAAACTCGAAATGTCGGTAATAATAGCCGCCATAATAGCCACCGTCAGCCATGTCAGTGATGTTAGTTTCATCACCAGCAAAAGAGAAGAACATTCCAGCTTTGAAATCTTGGTCAGCACCGTCTGGCAAGTCGTTGCCGTCAGCATCTACCCAGTTAACCATTGAAACCGGAATACCGTTCTCTGTCCAGTCGAATCCAACGGGTGCTAAATAGTCACATTTAATTTGCCAAATGCCGTTGACGTATTTGACCTCATTGGCTTCGTAGTAAGCCTTGGATTGTGGGGCTACTGTGGTATTAGCTTGGTTGTTGGTTTGAGGTGCAGTGTCAGCATATCGCCAAACTTCGATATAAGCCGGCTGATTCCATCCGTAGTAGTCATCCCATGGATAAGTATTGATAGCTTGTCCTGTTGCTCCTTGAGTTGAGAAGTCACAACTAATGAAGTATGTATCATCAATCATGACACCGACATGTCCACCAGCTCCACCAGAACTAGACATATCAGCACCCCATGACATCAAAACGATGTCGCCTGGCAGTGCATCCCATGATTCATTACGGCAAACACGATAGAAGCCATTATTTGAAAGTTGCTGACCAAGAGTTACCGTTGACGGGAGCCCTTGAATTGGGATGCCAGCTTCTTTCAAAACTTGCGACATGATGCCGGAACAGTCTCCAGAACCGTCTGAACCATTGCGAGAGCCGAACATTGAATACGTGATTAGCCCTCGTCGGCTGGTGAAACCAGTAACAATAGATTGTTGTACACTCATTTAAGTGCCTCCTTGTAATTATTTTTGAATACTCTGTTTAATTTCCGAGATAGTTCTCTCTAACTCTTCGACCTTCTGTTTTAAAGCGTCAATTTCGCTTGTGGGTAATTGAGACTTTGTTACAAGCGGGTCTTCCGCAAATTTATTTTGTTCTAAAACCTGTAGAAAAAAGTTATTGTAAGTTGGAAACAACCCATACGCTTGGCTGATAGACAATGATGACGATTGTTTATCTTTAATTTCTTTGATATCTGCTCCGACCGCTTGAGCAAATTCTGTGAACTTACTCATAGGCTCACGCTTTCGCTGCGTTGTATACGTTCACAAGGTCTTCTTGCTCGATGGTATCGAGACGGCCACCCAATTCAGTCATTTTCGAGATAATACCGCTGTTGGTATTGCCACCCGCTGCTTCGATGTTATCAGCAATTTCCTTGAGTGTGTTAAGGTTTTCGGGGGCTCCACCGATAAGGTCAGTTTTAGCTTGTGCGATTGCAGTGTTAAGTTGCTCTTGAGTGATGCCGTTAGCGGTCGCTTCACCTTTCTCGGCCTTCCCAGCCAATGCTGTTTTAATTTCCTTGATATCAGCACCAACGGCTTGGGCAAAATCATGTAATTTACTCATTTAGTTATTCCTTTCAAATTTTAGCAAGATTGTATACATTTACGAGGTCTTCTGTGGTATCACTGCTACCAGTGATTAAACCAGACTCTCGCAATTCATCCGCTAGTAGTTTTAGTTTAGGGTCTTTTTTCGATGGGATCGCACTATCGATGTTTAGCGAACTCTTGACTTTCACCTTGAAATTATTAGACGGGAAGATATGTCCATTCAGTTTAACTTCGAGGTAGTAAGTGCCGGGCTCAACCACACCCCCCATGGCAAAGGTAAAATGTCCGTTTTCAACGGTAACATCTTGATAGAGTGCCACCACTTCATCGTTGGAAAGTGTTAGCTTACCAGTTCCGGATAGCTCCATGCGTTTTCCATCGTACCCTAGAATTTCAAAACCAAACACGGAAGTGGTGTCCCCAGATTTAAGGACATCACCACCCTCGATTTGGTTGATAGAGGTCATGAGCTTAGCCATAGGCTAGTCCTCACGAGGTTGATGGTAATTTAATGCACGCTCACTGTCTGCAACGCCCTTTGTAGTTGGGTCTGTTACGATTCCCAAAATTACCAAAATCACAACGAAAGTATTGACACCCTCTTGAATGTTGCTAGGGATATTAAGCCCGAATTGTTCCAACATAAGGAACACTGCTGAGATAAGAGCTACCAAAGTAGCCTTGTTTTGCAAACGTAGTTTAAAGTTAATCATTGTCATTATTCTCCTTTTCTTCTTTCAAGAAAAACTTTTCTTTGTCGATGTTTCTCTTAACGTATTTGTCAATATAAGGGATTTCAACCCCTAACGCTGATAGACTAGCCAAAATACTAGAGCCGTAAGCAGCTATCATGGCAAAGATAAATGTATCTATGACACTACCTAAATTCATGAAAACTGCGAACGGGTAGAAGATTGCTACAAATGTAAACATAGCAATGTGACCGACTAGCCCTTTTCTAAATTTTGAGCTTGAAAATTCATGAAAGGCCCAAGCTCTGGCCACTCCGATGACGATATCACTGAGAATGATAATCATGAGCAGAAACACCCATAAATGCTCATCAATGCCGTGTTCATAGAAGTCTCTGACTACGTCGAACACGCCAAAGATGCCGTCTGGTTTGTCGTGCATTTCACACTCCTTAACATATTATTTAACCCCCATTTTTAGCTTATTTCAAAAGAATATTATTACCGTCGGTAGCATAAGCGATGAAGTCGTTAGAATCCACCGGTGCCAAACGACCATCAACCAAGCCAATACGTTGACCCATTGTCAGTGAGCTGATGCCAGTATCATCTTTAGCGACGTAGCCGGCGTACTTAATCACACCCATAGCGTTAGGTTCAATGTCGTCGAGCGATACACCGTAGAAACGCCAAGGTTCATCAGCTCCTAACGGCTGTACTGAGTTACCGACCAACTTAACCGGCGTACCGATTGTGATTTTAGTCTGACTAGTATTTTTCAGCGTTCTCACTTCATCCGCAAATTCCACACGCTCTTTTCTGCCCGCACTGTTGATGTTGATGTATGGCACAATCGTATTACCACCGCCAGACACTGCAAAATGGTTGCCATGTCGAGAATTACCTTGTTCCTCGAACAACTTGACAGCCTTGTCGATATTGCAGTTCTCGATAGTTACGATAGATTTCTTAGTACCTGTACCATAAGACCCGAAACGGATAGATTCTTCACCGCTGCCAGTGATGAAAATACATTTTGAAATCTTAACTCGGTTTGATTCAGCATTGAAATTATCATGCATAGAGAATGGCAACGTAGTTGATTTGAAGGTGCAGTTTTCAAAGTGGTAACTACCACCGCTACCCATACCAGCGGCATAGGCTTGTGTTGAGTTCCAAACGCCCGCTTTATTTCCTAGATGCTCAAAGTAGCAATCGATATATTTCATATCGTTGTTATTGTACTGATTGTTAGTCTCATCATGGACAGCATAGCGAGTGTTTCGGACAGTGATCTTGATATTCTTGATTGTGTTGTGTCGCCAAACATTCAAAACGCTGATACGGCTTGAAGTATTACGAGTAGTCTTGCTATCTGGAACATCCATTTTAAGACGGACATCACCAACACCGATAATGTTAACGTAGTCTGGTACTACGATTCCTTGAAGCTCACTGTTGGTGTTCTCGACTTCACGAAGGAAGTTATCCCCGCCTAGCTCTTGTAAAACATCATACTCACCAGAATGGATGTACAGCGTGATAGGGTTGTCAGCACTACCAGAACCGAGGGCTTTAATAGCTTCGGTCAGTGTGCTGAAATCCCCGGCTGATTTTTTGATGGTGTATTCATTTTTGAGTTTAGGAAATGCGATAGGTGTGTTACTTTCCAAAGCACTAGAGCCATAGTTTAGATTGGGTAGCTTAGCCGCTGCACCAAGACCGCCTTGGATAAGTTTAGAAGGTTGGTCCGCTACTTGTCGTGAGATAAGCAAATAGCCTGTTTCGGTTGGTGTGAAGTCTTCATCAACAAGCCTGTCACCGCTTGAGAACTGCTTTAACTTACGATCATCAATACTGAAAAAGTAAGTAAAGAATCCACGGACACCCTTCAAACCGTACTTCTTGCCTTTTTCGAGATAAAACGGTGGATAGATACCCCATGAAGGCACATCTCCCGTTTGTTTAGCCGTACCGGTGTAATACTTGCCACGGACAAAAGTATTTTCATCGATAAGTTGCTTAATCTCTGTTACAAAATCGAGGTCAGTTGCTTTAACGTCAACCGACAATTTCGGGATTTTGAGTGAAATATAGCCGTCTGGTAGATTATTCATATCAATGTTAGCGGCTGCAATCTCTGCCACTGACGCATTGAAAACTTTAGGCTTAGCGTCGATATTTTGAGTAGATACATACAGAATCGAGTCCTCCATTGGGGTGTATTCTGTAGTAGCTACGGTATCGCTATCAGCCAATTTCTTGATAACCCTGCTACCGTCAGCTGATGTAACGTATGATAACACACCACGGACACCGACGATGTAATAAGTCTTGCCCTTGTACAGATTTACTGGCAGATAGCGGGTCCATGTAGCTGAATCACCGCTGATAATCTTACCGCCATTTTCAACCCAAAATGTACCGGTAATGCGGTCAGTAAGCATTTGTTTGATACCTTGTGCAAAGTCAATGTTATCAGCGGTTACTTCATTACCACCAAGACCACGGGATTGGTAAACGCCCCCTTCTTTCCATGAGCGAGCCCCTTCGTCGTAGTAATACCATTTGCCCGTGTCTTTAGCGACAACGATACCATTAGCACCGTTTGGATATGTGCTACTAATTTCAGATAGCGAGCTGAGGACTGCTTTCGGGGCGTTGGATTCAATCTTGTTAAATTTCTTCTCGACGAAATCAGCACTTGCTTTTCCGTTTAGCGTGTTCTCGATGGTGCTGAGGCGGTCATCAAGGTTGCCTGCAAGCCCACGGGCTTTGATAACTTCCATGCTCGTATTGCCGTTAGTAGCACCGTCAGCGTAGGTCGTCTCAATAGCTTTAGCAATGGCTTCACGAACATCCGCCCCTCTGGTCTTCTTGCGAATAGCCTTGGTCAAAACACTGATGTTCTTAGTATTTTCCAAAGGCGTGACATCATCGTAGAGGTTCAAACGTCCCTCTGCTTCAGTTTCTGGCATGTTTAATTACCTCCATTTAATTCTTGTTGCAACCTAGCAATTTCAGCTTCTACGTCCTTAATCGTTCTAGCACGTTCCTGATCGTCCATGTTGTACGATGCAAGCTGATTATCATAGTTAGCCTTAGCCACGAGATAATCAGCGTATTGCTTATCATAAGCGGCAATTTCGTCCGCTGATGCGTTTTGACTTGGCGGTGTTGGTGCCGTTGGGGCTGTAGGTGCTGAGCTAGGTTTGTTTTTAAGTGCTGCGAGTTGGTCTTTAAGGGCTTTCAAGCGTTTCTCTTTATTCGCTGTCGACGTGTTCTGTTTCAAGCGTTCGATAGAGTTTTCAGCTTCTTGTAATTGAAGTTGGTATGCTGAAAGTGACTGAGATTGTGAGCCGATGGTTAAATCAACACTTTGTGGATTTAGAATATCAATTTTTTTCTCTAAAATTTGCAAAGTTTCAATCCCAGATAGAGGGGCGTTGATAATCGGGTGCTTGTTCCCAATTTCAAACTTGTCATACCGGTTATCAATCAAGTAACGCTCTACCGCTGAGATTGTCCATTTTGCGAGTGCGATTTTTTGGTTTCTCAAATACTGCTTACCACGGGCTAAAAGGGTTTTAGGGTCATCAATCTCCGTCCAGATAACAGCCTTACGAATAACACCAAACTCTTTCATCAAATCTTCATCCACTAAATAGGCACTGTTGTTGTTGACATGCCAAATAGTCAACTGCTCCCTGGTAACGTCTGGGCTCTGGTCTTCGTCTGGATGTTCCTTCTGGATATCTGCCCCGATAGGCATAATTTGAGTAGCTAGACCGTCAAAATCAAGTGCACGACTGGCAGATTTGATGTTTTTACCAATTTGAAGGGGCGACTTCTTGTTTTCACCGATTTGGGAAGTCCAGTCCACATATAAGCGAGTGTTCCGCTCGTAAATGGTCAAATATCCCCCAATATTGTTAACGATACGCTCTCGAACACAGTCCCAAGTGCTCTCATATCCAAGATAACGCCAAGGCTTATCGGTCCTACTGTTAACCGTACAAGTGCCAAGATTAATGCGTTTGTAGTCCTCGACCTCGCCGTTTGCAACCCTTAAAATTTCCGTTAAGTAAGGTGCCGCCCCTTGGTTCGGTAATTTCTGGAACCATTGTGCAGAATCGTGCAAGTATGAAAGGAAATCCTCGCACACTACTTTTTGAGCAAAGCCGTCCGTCGTCATTTCGTTAGTAGATGTCAAAACCCTGCCCACAAACTCAACCTTGCCGTCGTAGAGATTGACAACCTCAACGATTGACTTAAACGGCACCATTTTGTTATAGAGAGGGTGCGTAAACGGAATTGCAAAAGAGAACTCATGAATGGTGTTTAGAGCTTGGTTGATTTCACCAACGATGACAGTACCACCTCGGGGGCTGTACGGGTCATGGATAGTCTTGCGTGCCGTAGTGGTACGATTGAGTTTATCCCATCGTCTTGAGTTGAAATCACTCCACCAATAAACAGCGTAACCGCCTTTTTTTCGGATGCTTTTGGGTGGGTCTGGAACGACGATTTTTTCACCACCAACACCAACGAGTTGACCGTTATTGTCGTACACATAGACGTGGGTAAAAAACTCCCCATGCTCGTTATTGTGGTCTGAGACATTAACAGTACAGTACCAGTTACCACCCCATTCAACACCGTCATACCAAATGATGTCGTCCTGGTCGATAACTTTTCCGGCACTAGGCGAGTAGTTTGTCTTTCTGCTCCACGTTGGGAATACCACCCCTTTGATACCAGTATCATTTCTGAGATTTGAAACCTTGACAGCATAGCCCGTGTGGCTGATGTTAAATACTTCGATTTTACCGCTTGCACTCATGCCATCACCTCGTTATTGTAGTGCATGGCTATTGTGCCGTTACCTTTAGCCTTAAAGTAGTTAATCCCTTGATAAAGCGTCAATGCAAACTCCCTATTCTCACCACGTTTCAAGTTGTAAATAACCCCCTCTGAATCGGTCAGCGTGATATCTTCATCGCAATAAATGACTGGACTAATAGACGTATCACCAGAATTGACGAAATAGATTGTCTTTTCTGACCTCGTATAGCCTAACTGCCACTTAGTCCACGTTGAATCATCACTTTCAAAATCGAATGTGTCCCATACATCATCGAAATACTCGTTTTCGTGAAAGGCGAACGGATAGCACTTGAATGTGATAGTAGCAACCAGATTCTTCTTAATCGGATCATCAGCAACTTTGATGTGTTTAATCTTGCCCATCCAGTAATATCTGCGGTCATGCGTGTCAAACAGTTTTCGTTCCGTCTTAGTTACCATTTGAGATTTAATCATACGCTCTGCGGTTTTGCGGTCTTCATATTCCGTAAACGGTAGCTTAAACTCGTATGTAATCTCTCTAGGCTCGAAAACACGCTCACCCAAAACACTAGAGAAGTCAAGCACCCCTTGCATAAAAGGGATGGACTCGACAATCTCTTTTTCGTCTGGGGTAGGTGCTTCACGTTTTTGAAGGTACCACCCAGAATCACGGCTATTAAAATCGCCAAATTTTATATACTCTTTGATTTTGGTAATCATAATCTGTGTCGTCCTTTCAAAGTTTTAATCGTATCAATGGCACTGTTGAAGTTATTAACTGTGCCACCGACCAACGCACCAGTGTCCAATACCATGTTTTGGCCTTGTGCTACTTGGTCTTTGAGCTCTCCAAGAGCATCGATAACATCACTCAACAAGCCCGCTGAATGTGCAGCGTAGGCTTCTTGACGAGCTGAAATCGTAGCGTCTGGTGTTTTATCCCTGAGTACTTCCATCTTCAACTGACTAGCCATGTTTGAAGTGGCACCGGTCAGCATGGCATTAGCTCGAACGTTGAACCCGTTGACTTGGTCACGGATGTAGTCCAAGCTATTAGCAACCTCTGGTGCTGATTCGTCAATCCCTCGAGCGATACCAAGACCGATATACCAACCAACTTGGTCACGGAATAGGTGAGATGGTGAATGGATTTTGGCTTTGGCTTGAGCTGCACGCTCTGCTTGCGCTACAAGGGCATTAGCTGCCGCTGTAACTGCTCCAAGAGCTGACATCAGACCGGCTGCAAGACCTTGTCCCATGTAAGCACCGGCTGAGAAGAAGGCTCCATAGCCTGCTCTAGCTGCGGCTGCCGCTTGGTTAACTGCTGCTTGCGTAACTGCAACTAATTGCTGACCACTTGCCTGCATAGCTGATACCATTTGAGCACCGCCGGCACGAATGGCGGCAACGACTTGATTCATGCCGTTTCGGACTGCTGAAACAATCTGATTCATGAAGGCTTGTGTGCTAGCAACCATTTGTGTACCGCTAGAACGTAGAGCCGCAGTCATTTGCATAGCTCCAGACGTTACCGCTTGAACTGCTGACATCATGCCTGCACTTACTGCCATACCTAATGACATCATTGTAGCTTGCAATGTCATTGCTGCAGCTCCAACAGTAGCAAATACACTAGCTAACATCATGACTTGAGCACTTACCATAGCAAGTCCAGCTCCTGCCATTTGGGCTGAGCTAGCAAGCATAGCAAGTTGACTAGATACCATGGTAGCCATCATGGAAACCATGCTGAAACCAGTCTGAGCAGTCATGAGTTGAGCACCAAACATGGTCACTGCTGAACCCGCCATCATGAGCTGTGAAGTCATTTGCATCAAACTGCTTGCAAACATCATGAATTGACTGTTAAGCATCATCAATGATGTGCCAATCATGGTGAATTGAGTACCTACAAGCGTTAAGCTAGTACCTAGCATGGTTGAGCTAGTAGCCATCATGGTCATGCTCGTAGTGATCATAGTCAACTGAGTAGCTAACATCGTTAAGCTAGTAGTTAACATAGTCATGCTTGAGCTGATAGAAGTCATGCTAGCAGTCAATGTCATTGAAACTGTGCTGAACTGAGTTAGACCAGTCGCAGCAACCATCAAGGCTGGTGCTAGTGTCATGATTTGTGTCCTAAAAGCGGTAATAGGGGCTACGATAGCCGTTAAGCCTGCTAGCGATTGACTAGCTTGATTTGAGAACGTACTAAATGCAGTACCTGCGGTAGTGAGTAGTGATTGTAAGTTAGTGAATGACGATTGAATGCTTGTAATCGTGCTTGAGAATGATGTCAAGCCAGATACAGCACTAGATGCTGAGCTAGACACCTTGCTCATACCATCTCCGAGCTTAGTCATACCAGTACCAGCTTGAGCAAGTCCTGCTGAGTTGTTACCGATAGACCCGACCCCTTTGGCTACTGCTGCAAGAGATGCAGCCATGTCTCCTAGGTTTGTGTTGGTAATCTTAACAACACCGTTAGCAAGCTGATTGAATCCAGACCCTGCTTTCTGAGCCGCTGTACCGATTGAATTGAAGACGTTAGCCAAACTATCCAATACACTACTAATTGCACTCCCGGCGGATGTAATTACGCTTGAAATACCTTCAAACGCTGATTTAATACCGTTTCCGATACCTTGAGCCGCCGTACTGATTGATGTTCCGACTGATTGCACCACGCTAGCAATACCCTGCAAGGCTGCTCCGATAGCTGATCCAGTAGCACTAATAATGCTTGCCACACCACTTAGGGCCGTACTGATAGCCGTACCGATACCCATTGCAGCGGTAGCGATTGCCATTCCTGCTGCTGACACAACCGATGCAATGCCACTGAATGCAGCACTAATCACACCACCAATGGCCGTGATGATAGGCACGATTTGAGTGATAGCTGTAACAATAGCTGAAATGATTTGGGTGATTATAGGGGCTAATGTCTGAACGACTGTAACAATGGCTGAAATCACTTGACTGATTACCGGTGCCATTGTTTGAACGACTGTAACGATGCCTTGAATCAAGGTCATAATGACTGGTGCCGTCGCTTGAATGGCTTGTACGATTACTTGTAAAACCATTGCAATCTGTGGTCCGAATTGCCCGATTACTTGAGCAACTTGAACTATACAGTTTGCGATAACTGGAGCGATTGCCACGATAGCATTAGCAATGATTTGAGCTACGGCTGTAATCGTATCCCCAATAATTTGAACAATCGGAGTTACTGCTGTAACTATCTGGCTAATCGCAGAACCTAGGGCGGTAGCCAATCCACTAAAAGCGTCAATGATAGCTGGCAACGTCCCTAAAATAGACGTCCAAGCATTACCAAACGCTGTAATCGCTGGGGCTGCATTGCCTAGAGCGGTTCCGATGGCTTCAACCAACGGTGAAAGTTTGGCTAGCCCCGGCGCAGCTTCACCGACTGCCTTAACAACGATTCCAAACGCAGTGCCAAAGGCTTCGATAACGGTTCCCATTGCACCGCCAATAGCTCCGACAACAGTGCTAATTGCACCACCTAAAGCTCCAAGGATTTGCGAAACGCCTTGGGATTGAGTAGCGAGTAAAGCGAGTGAAGCGACTACGATAGCAATAGCGGCCCCGATTCCGACTGCTGCGATTGCGGCAGAAGTCCCCAAACCTGCCAATGTTGAAAAGCTGACACCTTTTAAACCTTGCAAGACTGCTTTAAGCCCTTGGCCAAATCCTTTAAAAGCAGTTGATAGCCCTGTTCCGATGCCTTTTGCAGCCGTTGAAATACTAGTTCCTGCTGACTTAATGACATTAGCCATTCCACTAAATAGCTGAGTGATAGTTGATTTAGAACGTCTCGCACTGTTAGCAGCTTGTTCTGTTCCTTCTGCTGCATCCGCTCCGAATTTCTTGAATGGATTTAGACTCTTGATGAAGTCCAACCCTTTCAATGCAACGCCTACCGCTGAAATTCCAGCTTTGGCAGTCATGAAACCTGCTACCATTGCCAAAATACCGCTAGTGATACCGTTTAAGATTCCCGGCGGAATTGCACTGATAAACCTAGAAATTGCTGAAACTGCTTGAGAAATCCAGCTAACTAGTGTTCCGAGAGCTGAGCCAAGCCCTGCAATGATTGACTGCGTTTGTGAGCTACCTAATACCTCACCGAATGACGAACCGATAGCTTTAAGGGCGTTCCAAGTATCTTGCACTGCTGCCTTGAACGATTGAAAAGCTCCAGTATCAGCAAACGAGCTGATGAAACTTCTAACCGATGTAGTGGCAATATTCAAGGCTTGTGAAATGCCGTTTGCAATGTCACCGAACACTGAGCCAATGCCCTGCATGAGCTTGCTACCATCAATATTGCTAAATAACTGCTTGATTGAGCTTGAAATGTAAGTGAACGTTGCACCTAAATTTTGCAAAGCCCCGGTATTTGTGAAGCCTTTCCATAAGGAAGACAAGCCACTGCCAATCTTGTCAGCGATGGCGTTGAAATCCATTCTTTCAATGGCATCGGTTAACCCTACCACCGCTTTGATACCAATCTGATTAAGTTTCTCAAATTGTGGCATCAATTTAATACCGATAGACTCTTTCATACTATCGATAGCTTGGTCGACAGTCTTGAATTCGGTGGCCATCTTACTGAACACTGGGTTGTTCCCAGCTCTAGTTATGGCATCAAAGAAGTCCTCGGTCTTAATCTTGCCATCTTGAACAGCTCTGACCATTTCATCGGTACTCATGCCCATTTCTTTCGCAACTGCGGCAATACCGGCAGGCGTTTGTTCCATCATGAGCTTGAAGTCTTGCCACTGGACCTTAGGTTTAGCAGCCATTTGGGTTGCTTGTTGGCTCAAGGTCTTCATGGCTTGTTGAGGGTCTAGAGCTGCCGCCGCAAGACCACCGAAACCTTTAACAAGCTCGGTTGTGTTCTTGGTTCCAACCGCTGCTAACTGAGAGTAGGTAGCGGCCATATCAGACGCTGAATAGATTGTTTTGGTCGCAAAGTCCTGCAGCTCGCCTTTGACCTGTCTAATTTGGTCAGTAGGCATCCCAATCTGTTCCATGTTCCCATCGAACATCTTCCATGCTTTGGTTGCACTATTGAGCTCACCTACCATGGATTTGATACCACCGCCAAGGGCACTAATACCGCCCATGATAGCGCCACCAATCAAGTTAGCGCCGAGGACAGATTTGAAGACCGAACCAACCTTACCGGCGGACCCTTTCAAGCCTTCTAAAGAGCTCTTAATGCGTTTAGCCCCACTTTCAGCGTCTTTTCCGTCAAATAACGCCTTGATGGTGACTGTACCATCTGCCATAGATTATCCCTCCTTTCTAAAATTCTTCTTCTTCGTATTCTTCCTCGATAATCTCGTAAGGGAGAGCATAATCCTTTTGAAGCTTCCACATTTCCTCTTTGTATTCCGCTGAGTCGCCCTTCTGTGGCTTCCATTTACGAATTTTGATAACTTCCATGAATTTAGTGCCCTCTGGCAGTCCAGAAAGTAGAGCGTTGAACTTTTTCCAGTGGAGTTTCCCTTGGACATCGAATAAATCAATGCCGTAGGCTTGCAAGAATGACGCATAGATATAGTCACCGTCGTACCGAATATCGTAAGGTGCTTGATCTTGCTTGCCATTGCTTGCTGTAGTCTTCATGGGGTTGCCAGCGAGGTCATACTCGACATGATTGTCCTCGACTGTTGACAGACTGATATGTTCCTCGAAAACCTCGTTAAACACCTCGGACATTTCCTCGACAGTGAAATCTTCTAAGGTCTCACCAGTCAAGATTCGAACAGCAAAATGCGGCTTAACAAACTCTGGAACGTCTTCATCCCTCCACATCTCAAAGAGTTTTAGGACGTTGTTAAATGAAAGGTCTAGGGCGTACTCTTCATCATCGATAACTAATTTATCGGTTAGTTTTCGTGATAGGTCTAGCATGATTACTCAGCCAAATATTTATCGAAGGCTGCCTTTGAGTTTTGATTCTCAAATTCAGAACGAATGCCGGTAATAGTTTCAATCAGATAGAACATGGCAATATTTGTTGATTCACCCGAAAACGCATAGACAAGATTAAATGCTTCTTCATCGTCAAAGATTTGTGTAAAACCTTCTTTCACAAACTCCGTTGCCGCATCAATGGCAGCCTTGTTGTCTGTGCCTTGGATTGCTAAGCTCCTAGCTTCCAATTCTTTCCCGACTTCTTCCATGCGTTTAATATTGCTATCTGACATTGGGAAATTAAGTTGGAACTCACCGAAATCTACTGGGATGACATTGCTACGTTTTTTAATTACTACCATGTTTAAAATTCTCCTTTAATACGAAAAAAAGAGGGTAAGGGCTAAACCCCACCCTCTTAGTTGTCTTATCTTGTTTTTTTATTTAGTTAGGTTAACCAGTTACGGTTGCTGATTCAGTTTCAGATGAACGGCTAGCCCCTGGTGACGCTGTACGTCCAGAAGTTTCAGAACCAGTGCCAGCGGCTGCTACTGCTGCGGCTGCTACTGGTGTGCCACTGATGTCATGTTTCTGTGGTGTACGAGACCAGTTAACTTGGAATTTGATTGATTCAAGTTCAGACGCTTCACCGTCACCAATTTCGATTTCAGACAAACGCCCTGGGCCTTCCTTGTAGTATTTGCCTGTTGGTACTACTTCCTTGTACCAAACAATGAGATCATCAGCTACTGCGTCTTCTTTTTCTGCGACAAAGTTTTGAGCTTTATCGTCGTAATCGCGGTGCCCCTCAAACGAACGACCGCGAGATTTTGAAGTAATGATTTTTTCTTTAGTACCATCACCATCGAAATAAGCAATGTCATCATCTTCTGCGTCGTTTTCTGGTGCAGATTCTTTGATACCTTTGGCAATCCACAAATATTTATCCTCAGTTGGTGGAGTG